AGTGCATTGCTCACCCACACGTTCATACTTAGAAAAATCAATAGTATAGCCGCTATTGACAGCAAAGTCATTAATATGATCCACCAATCCACAATATACCTCACCAGTCATGTATGAAAAAAGACGAATCTTTCCATCCCACATTCTGTTTCGATACAAAGGTGTAAATTTGGCGCCAGGAACATCGAATGTGAAATGTTCACTTAGCTCTTGTCTTAAGCTGGGTTCACAATCAACGATTACATGAACCTCATCTTTCTTTTTAATTCGAATATCAGATTGATCCATTTGACCACTTTAGCCACTCGATAGCATTTTTTATATCCCACGTTCTTGAATTCAATGAGCGAATGATTTGTTCTAATTGATATAGAACAGTTTTGAAGTATTCAATTTTATCTTGCAATGCAATCAAATCAGAATCAAATGAAAGGAACTCATCCATTTCGTTTTTAAGTGGTTTCGTTCCTTGCCATTGTTCCCATTCTTCATTTAAAAGTTCTTGCTGAGTCATCTCACCTCGATAATAACGAAACTTCTTTCTACGCATGTTTGCGTAGTCAGACTCTGCCTTTCGCAAATTTAGTTTTGTTGAGGTAAGCAGATTCAAATACTTTGCATGAAGAATCGGTATCTTCGTTGCTTCACCACCCAAGTTCATTTCATCAATGGGAGAGTCTTTCTCCCATTGTGTTTGCAGATCACTTAATTTCATCGAGACTTTTCAAAGATAATCGTCGGATTTCCTGGGAAAGCATATGTACCATAGTGATTCAAGCTGATGTTTGGATCAAGCCAAACTTGCCCGCCCAATTCTTGCCAACGGCGACAAAATGTATAATCTTCTGAAAGATAACGTTTTGAGCTTTTTTCAATAATAGTATCAAATAATGCATATGTAAATTGATCAAGATCTTTATCAACATTAATATCATTATTATATTGTAGCTCAGGATATGCCTTGGTCATTTTATCAAAAACAGCGCGTTTGATGAGCATGAATCCTGTACCAGCATCTTTCAATGATACCAATCCATCTTGAACTTCAATAGAACGCTCTTCAAGATTTTTGAAGTTAAAGTTAATTGCATATTCACTACCTGACGCACTTACATCAGAGGTAACTGAATCTTTATTATCTAGAACATGACGGCGTACAAGGTCCCAATTAATACCTTTCTTAGGATATGCACCAACTGTCACATCTTTATCCGCTGCGATTAGACGAACAACATCCTCAACCTTGAATTCAATATCTGCATCGATGAACAACAGGTGTGTACAATCAGAGCGCAAGAAAAAGGCAGTGAGCGTGTTACGTGCTCGAGGAACTAAGGATTCATTCGCAATAGTTCCGAATTGCAAAGGAATATTGTGCTTGTCAAAGAAAAACACAAGTCGCAAAATACTTTTAAAATATGGTTCAGTCAATGCACCCCCATAACAAGGAGTCGCAATAAACAATTTTGTTTTTTGAAGATCAGAAACAGCAATACTTTTTTTCGTCACTTCAGGTTGTGCTTCGATTAATTCAGACATAATTTACTCCAAGTTTTATAATGATTTTATTTCAAATGATCTATATTTGAAAGTTGCTCCGCAGACAAGATACTGAATGTTATCAATTGTTGTATCAAATGACAATGGTTGTAACTCTAAAGGAAAAAGTTCAGTAAACTTTATTTCTAATTTTGGTGTATTTGATGAATTTAAAATAAACAATGATGCATCAGAATATTTTAAAGACTCAGAATATTTATTATCCTTTGTCGCACCGGGAAAACGATTTAATCTTTTATTAACAAAATCTGTCCAAATACTATCATCATATGCACTAATAGCTATAATCCAATTGTATAGCTCTGAATAATTTTGCATTCCCTCTGATACAATAAATTTTAAACTAAAGTCGCCGAATTCAGGTTTTTGATCTGCAAGTTTTAAATTTATAGATGGTGTGGGAATATTAACATATCCAATTGCAACAGAAGGCAACGACACTTCTTGACAAGTATATGAAACATTAGGTAAATCTTTTACAACAAATCTAAACCCATTGGGTTTCAAATAGTCATAAGTTGCAGGTTGACTATTTGCATAATTGTTTGCTAAATCTGAATTACCTTCAATATACAAGATTTTCTCCTATGATGCAATATTTATGCATAAAAAAAGGGGGACCGAAGTCCCCCAAACCCGATCTACGCCGGTTTCTTACATAAGATTTAGAACGCCAGACTTACGATAGTACTGATTACGTCCTGACGTAAATGCATCACCATCAGCAGCTGTTGAAGAAGCATTTGGTGTAACGTATGGGTTAGCAATCATACCATAACGTGTCTTGAAGCCAATCTTTGGCTGGAAGGTGTTAGGATCAACTGCACGAACCATTTGGAGAGGAACGTATGGGCAGTAGAAAAGACCAGCGTCATAAGGTGAAGCACCTTTATAACCAACTACATAGAACTGATATTGTGCGCCAAGGTTGGCTGAGTATGGATCGATGTAGACACGGAAACGACCATTGAGAACACCAGCGAATGTATTGCCTGTGTCATCAACGTTTAGGCCTGTTGAAAGAGCAGGTGCATAGTCAAGAACTCCAGCCATTGCAAGAGCAGAAGCTACGTCTGCTGAGCAAATGACGAAGTTACCTTTGCCTCTACGAGTATCTTGTGCAATATGGTTTGCATCGCGTTCCATATTGAATAGAAGACCCTTGAAGCGCTCGACTGACCAACGACCGTTTGAATCAATATCAAGGTCAAACGTACCTGGGGTTGCTGTTGTAGGTGAACCTGTCTTGGCAACTTTGTAAACAGTACGAATAACTTCACGGTTGATTTCAAACATGATTTCTTGTGAAAGAATGTTTGTAAGCTCTGACTCAGCGTCAAGACCATGAACTGCCTTAAGGTCTTGTGCAAGTTCAACTGTGTACTCTGCCTTAAGAGCACGTGACTTAGCAGTAACAGTTGTCTTATCGATTGAGAAAGACATCTGACCGAAGTCAAAGTTTGTTGTACCTAGCTGTTCTGCCCAAGCTGTAACGTTAGCAGTACCTGTTGTGTAAGAACCACTTACTGGATTTGTGCCAAGGTGTGTGCCTGCACCAGAGAAGTCGGTATCAGCTTCGTTGTAGAGAGCTTCAACACGACCACCAGCATTTGTACGCTCTGTACCATAAAGCGAACGCATTGCGAAGATAAGTCCTGTAGGACCAGTCATTGGCTGAACGCCAGCAACGTCATAAGCCATTAGGTTAGGCATAGCACGACGAACTAGACCGATAAGGATCGGATCATACTTGTCAATACCAGAACCTGAAATGTTGTTTGCAGGAATATCTTCAAAAAGGGCTTGACGCTCTTCGCGAAGGGCTTTTTCTTGATTCTCTAGAAGAACAGCAGTAACGGCTCTCTTGTAGGTATCTTTGATCTCGGGAAGATCAGAATGCTCAATAATGGCACCCCATTTCTTCTGTAGTTGTTCGGTCATATACATCTTTGAAATCTCCTTGATTGGATATTATTTTTATTTATAAAATTAACGTGCTTTTGCAGCTCTTGAAAGAGCTTGTACATACTTCGACATTACATCGCTTGTCTGTTGTACAGGAGCTTCTTCATTTAAGAGCTGTTCTTCAGGTGAACTCTTTGCAGCTTTTGGAAAATAATTTTCCTTAATAACTTTTACTTTCTCACGGAAAAGCTCTTCTGAATCATAAGCCACACCTTCAACTAGCTTACCTAGCTTTTCTGCTTCGGTATCAGCTAGATCACCACTCATTTCACTTAACACAATAGCTTTTCTTAAAGATGAAAGCTGTTCTGTAAGCTCAATGTTCTTATTCTCAGATTCATTAAGTTTTTCCTCAAGCTCATCTGATTTGGTTGAAAGAGTTTCAATAACATCGACTTTATCTTCAGGAATATCAATATAATTCTCTTGGAACAGAGTCTTTAGACCTGTGATAAAATCTTCAGCGATTTCAGTGCGTAATCCGCCTTCAATCTCAAGT